TGGGGTGAGCAAGTGACAACTCCTGGACCGAGGTGGGCGACATTGGCACGCGAACCACCTGGTGGATGAGCATGTCGTGCGTGTTTTCGGCGAAAAACTTGCGCTCGGCAGCGTCCAGGTAGACGAAGTTGGCCCAGCAGACGAAGCTGAGGCTTGCGTATGTAGTTGTGGAGGTGGAAAGTCCGGTGAAGAAACTGATCTGAGAGCCAGTCAGCTGTGCACTTGTGGGAAGGCTACCTGATGTTGTGGTGTAAGAAACATTCACTGTGTTTGCCGTTGAAGAGGTGACTACAACTGGACCAGGGATGGGCAGACCAACGACGAAAGAGCCTGCCTGGATTCCAGAACCTGCAACTGCAGATGAGACTCTGTTGATTATCAGCTGTGCGGAAGTTGCTGTGATGCTTGGGCCAGATGTCACGGTTGCAGTTGTGGTTGGGGCATACAAGTTGATTGGAGACCCTGCACTGAACAGCAAGTTGGAGGTTGCTGAGTTTGAAAAGTTGATGGCAATATTAGAGAATGATTGTGGGTACTGGGTGGGTGTGGCGCTTACAGTCACGTTGGAAACAGACTGGACCACGCCGCATGTATTTGCATCTGGAATTAGTGCGTTTGAGACAAGGAGTCCTGGGAAAATAGGTCCAGAGGTACTGGACACGACCAAGTTGGCAGTGTTGGGAGCGTTTGCGATAACGGAAACAGTTGAGAGGACATTTGCTGTCGCTTGAGGAATGGCGGAAAGGAGTGGGTTGGTGGTTGGTCCAAAGGTCACAGTCTGATTCAGAGAGGAGGACCAGGTGATGCGCAGCTCAACATCGTGGAACTGCAGGGCCACCAGAGGCAGGGCCAGGAAGTAGTCCTTGCAGAAGAAAAACTTCAGTGGGAAAAATGGACCCTTCTGGTTGGTGGGGCCGTTGGTGTTAAAATTCAGGTACCGGGTGGAATAGGTCTGTGCGCCCACAACTGGCTCAACATCGGTTGTCCACTGGAAATCCTGGGTATCCACAACCTGACCTCCGATCAACAGCTCAACCTTGTCAATGCACTTTGACCAATCTAAATTGTAAATTGCTGCGTTGTTCTGATCGCGTGCAGAAAAGTACACAAAGCTTAGCAAATCACCCTTTTTCTCGAATCGTACAAGAGAGACACCACCTGCCTGTGGGGTACCCTGGATCACCTGCCGCTCCGTGGAGTGAGCAAAGTGGGTGTACCGCTTGTAGTTCGAACGAAAGAATGAAACTTCGGGTTTACCAGTCAACCAGGTGTCCTGGGCCCCAGTAGCGACGAGCTGAACTATGCCTCCGCTCATTTTATATTATTACTATAGTTTTTTTTCAAACCTCAATTTGCCGAAAGTGGTTGTTGAACAAACGAATTTTTCTCGAGTTGCTTGATGGCAATGTCGAGTGTATCTGCGTATGGGTTTCTGTTCCCCTTGAACTCGTTAAACTTGTCGTAACTTGGTCTTGTGTATGTTGAGTATATACCAGAACCACCTCCTGCACCGCCAGCCTGAACAGGGAAAGGTGTAGACTCGGACCGGTTGTTTGTCATTGCGCCAACGACATTGACAGGGTCATCTCTCACATTCATTCTTTGACCGTTTCCGGCCCTGTCTGGGTTGGATCTGTTGTCTGAGAGGTGTGGCAGTTTCTTGTCGTGAAGAGCACCATTATATGGCTGATACACATTGTACTGCCCGGGGCCGTACTCGAGTGTATCTCCACGGAATCCAGTTTCTTGGCGAATAGTTGTCCGTCTGGTCTTGATTTGGTCTGGACGTCCCTCGAAGCCACGGAGTGCGCCGCCTTGGCCTTGTCCGCTGTTCTGTGCAGGGTCTCTGCGCCACGCCTTGCTCGCCTTGGCAAGGTGAGTGACATCTCCCATTCCACCTGCTCCTCCGTTCTTGACAACAGGGTTGGGAGGGCCCTCGAGACCTGGAAGAGTAGTAAGACGCTCTTCGTTGATGTTGTTTGGCAAAACACGGAAAAACTGCTGGAAACCACCGGCAGCAGCCACATCTGGACCAACACCAAGGCCTGGACCCACATTCTGTCTCTCAACTGGAGGGAAGTTATTCATCTTGTTTGTAATGTTCTGACGATCATACAGATTGTACACAGGTTGACCGTATGGGAAACGAGTGGCGTTTTTGTCTGGAAATTGGAGAGACGGAATTTCATTCTTCGGGGTCAATCGGAAATCACCTATTCTGCGCCCCAAGTCAGGAGTCATAATCTTGACATCCTGGTAATCCTGCCAGTGGTCACCTGGGTGAGCCATCAAGTCAGTGTCTCGACGGGTAATGATTGGAACTTTCTTTTGAGGTTGCGTGGTTGTTGAATCATCGTCTGAACTGTCGCTCAAACGCTTTCCAGCAAACACTAAACCAACGACAGCCGCGATGGCTAACGGGTCCATATTATTATATTATAGGTTTATTTTTTCAATGTGTATCTCTGGCCAAAACGAACATTCTGATCAATTGCGTATGTGCTGACGGGGTCCCAAGTCAGCACACGAAGTGGTAAATTCACATATGAATTTGGAAAGTCGTAAGGGGCCTCTGTGTATGGTTTCTTCCACGCGAGTGTGTCGACTGGACGAAGGGCGGACTCGGCATCGGCAATGTCAGTCATAGTCACAGTTGCAGGCCCCTGCCACACGCCTTGCTCGAGGGTGACACCCCCGGTGCTGTAGTACATCTGAGGCATCTTGCTATTGTCTGGTATTTTATTTTAGCGTCCATTTCCGGCTCTCATTTGAGTACGCTCGGGGAAGTGGAATCGGCTGCTGTCAATGTCACATGCCTCGCCGCCGGTTTCCTTGCAGAATGGAGAGAATGGCTTTCCGTGGCACGCTTGTGCGAATCCAGTTTGATCATTTGGAATAGTCGTGTTTGGCATTGTGTAGAAGTTGCGCTCTGCATCACGGCGTCTCTCAAATGGATGAATCTGGCTCCACTCCTGTTGAACTTCAGTGCGAACACTTGGATACCAAGCCGCGGCGGGGCGGTCTGGCTGGTCAACATAATCAGTCATCAACACATTCCCCATCGGATTGTCAAGTGTAGGCATCGTCACATTCCCACGCAGAGGACCTACGCCACGAGCATCCCCCTGTGCTGGGCGCATTTTCGAATCCTTAATCATATTTGAAATTGTCATGTAGTACAGAATAGCCAACACGAGTCCACCAAGGGCCAAGACACGAGTGTCTCTGTTAATTAAATATACAATTACACTTGCATATATAACGAATCGGGCTGTTGCGGATATGCGCTCCTTGGATGACTGACTCGAGGATGGCCAAAAGACAAGCATCTGATCAGGGTTGAAAATATCCTTTGGATCCATATTAGTATAGAGTATTAATTTAATTTGGGGAAACCACCCTTTCCTTGAAGCATTTGTGACATCATCTTCTGAACACTGCTCATGAGCTTCGTCTCATCGAGCTCACCACTGTCCTCAATTTCCTTTGCAAATTTCTGGGCTGTACCCTCGACCATTGCAAGCATCTCTGGTGGAAGCATGCAAATTGATGTGCCGAGCATATACATGTTTTGAACATGTGACCACACGGCCGCCTTGTTGTTGTCAGTCATCTCGGCCCATAAATCAACCACACCAACCTCCTTCATAAACTTGTTCTTATCGCTAAAGAAACTTGGATCACGGGATGTAAGCAAATGGGCGCGAGCCCCTGTGTACTTCATAAACCGGTCCATAGTCGCCTTTGTCCTGGGTTTCTTACTCGCTGCTTTAATCACCTCATTGTCGGGATACACCGCAAGGAGGTCATTATAGAATGAATCAAGCATATTGTTAAATGCACTGTTTGAAGCCATTAATTTAAACACTCATTTTGTCTTTAAGTGGTCAGTAAGGATCCTTTGAAACTGCATCCCCCTGACCAACACCCTGTGAAATTATGAAATAAACAAGGAGACCCACAAGAAAGGCGGGTTTCATCATATCAGAGTTTTTCACTTTCTTTTCTCCATTCATCTTGGATTTCCCCATCACATAGGCTGCTGTGAGTGCTGCTGCTATCACGGCTGCACTGAAGGGTTCACGGAAGTACTTGTCCATTTTTATATTCTAATCTATTTTTTCTATTTTTCTCTCGCATCATCGAAGAGAGATTCACCTGATTCGTCTAGTTTCTTGACGACGGGTGGGTTCAAAGATGGTGTCACTTCGTGGATTGTGGATCCGTTTGGTGTTTCGGAGACTGGTTCTGTTGAGTTTTGGTTTGCAATGTCTCCGAGGTCTTGTGGGGGTGGCTCGGAACTTGGTTCCTCTTCTGGAATGTGTTCCTCGAGTCCTTCGGGTTCCTCGGGTTCCTCGGACTCTTCCGTCTCGTCGAAGGATGCATCCTGCTTGAGGTCACCGACAATAGTGTCCCAAGGAATCAGTTCCTCAATTACATTCTGAATTTTACATGTGAATCGCTCTGTCAGTTCCTTTTACCGCTCATCCTCAGTCTTACTTGGGTCTGTGATGATTGTTGGTCTGTAATAGAGGTCCTCCCCACACGCCTCGTAACACCTCTGCACAAACACATCGTGTGCAGGGAGCTTGAGGGCAACCTTTTTGGGTTTCTTGTCCATACGGACACCATTCATCAGAATCTTTACATGGCAAATGAATACAGCTGCTAACAAGTTTTGGAACAAAGGATTTGTGTTCTTAATGCTGTCGGCGTGTTTCAAGCTAATTGAACCGTTCCATGTCTTTATATTTCTCAAAAGCTCTTGGAACACAAGGGTCGTATTCTTCCCCTTGGATTCCTTCTTTGCTTCCAGCCATATTTCCCAATATGTTTCAATCATCGAGGGAATCATGGAGTCACAGAGTTTCTTTGTAAATCGGCGTTCTGACCCTTCGAGAACTTCCATTAATTTTAGATTCTATTTTAAAATTAGTGTTTTGACGAGAGTCTTTCTGCAGTTTTCTTGAGATTCATGAGGCTAGGGAAGGAAAACTCGGGTTCTACAATTTCTTCCGTAATTGGTTCCTTTTCTTTGAGTTTTTCCCACGACACTTGGTAGCTGGTGGGTGCAACCATATTCACTCTGTATCCGAGGCGAACAAGTTGGCGCCCAATGTAACGCACAGCCTCTGCAAGATCATACCGTGGAAAACCCACCACAAAAGGTGGAACAGTAAGTGTCGTCTGTTTATCACCTAAATCAAACCGAGCCTTAATTTTACGAGAAAATTGTTCCAAAATACTCTTGTAAATTTGTTTTTTAATTTCCTGTCTGACTCTGTTTTTTTCAGCGAGGTCTTTCACAGATATCATCTAAAATTACGCGGAATTAAAAACTGGTGCACCTGGCGCAACAATGTCCCCGCTCCGGGCAGGGGATGGTCCTGGGATGCTTGAATCAGGGGATGCACTATTTGTGAATGAAGTTTGTGTCTGACTTGAGAGGAACTTTTGCATGTCTGCATTTGCTTGAATGTTCTGTCCGTACATGGATGATAACTTTTGTGTTGAAAAGTCGTTTGAGCTGCCGGGGTTGAGTTGGGCCTCTCTGAACTTTGAGAGCTCGTTTTGGAACTTGTTATCAGTTGCCTTTTGGATGTCTGTGTAGTCTACATATCTGTCTGGTTTGTATGGGGTGAATCCTGAATCGTAGTTGTCAACCTTGGAACTTGTGCTAATATTTTGTATGTTCACAGAACCTTCTGGTGTGACGACCGCCTTTACATCGTACTGTGTTCCGTAATAGCCCTGGGAATTCAGAAACATAAAACGGCAAGAGTATGTGTCTGGTCCGACGACGTTGATGAAAAGAGTCTCGAGAGGGACTTCATTTGGTTTGTCCTTCTGGATAGCTTCTATAACAGCCTGAATAACATTCGGGGGGATGCCCTGTTTCTTGTCGGGAACCATGTCAAACTGGCTCCCGGGTTTCCAGAAAAAGAACAAGTACAGGAGAACCACGAGAATAACCCATATAAGAACCTCCATATATTATGTCACGGTATTTTTATTAGGCTGCGTTCAGCCCTTCAAGAAACTTCACTCACATATAGTAGACGGATGGCACTCCTTGTCTTTTCCGATAGATGTAACTACTGTCAAGAACTACTCAAATTTATAGATAGGGAACCTTCAATACAGCCTGTGCTACGCTTCTGGAACATCACAGCCCAAGGCGTTCCCTCTAAGAAAATTACTCGGGTGCCGACTCTCGTGACAAATGAGGGAAAAATGCTCGTAGGATCTGAGGTCAGGGCGTGGATAGAATCTATGATACCTTCCGAAGTACAATCTTTTGACAACACTGATTTTACTTACAATTTGGACGGTTCAGACTCACTAGACAATATTTTCAACCTAGACAAGTACGGAGCAAGCCTACAACCAACTCTTACACCTGAACTTGAAGCTAGAATTAGTG